TGTCTCAGTAGCTTCTTCAGTATTTGTGCCTGTTTCAAAGTCAATAAGTTTAAGCCATAATTCCAACGTAACGTCTGACCAACTATCAATAAGATTAAATGATTCTGTTTTGCCTTGTTTTTTAATTTTAACTTTCATACACTATATAATAGAAATTTGTTGTTTTTAGTTTAACGATTTTTTTTACTGCACGAAATACCTTCCTGCATTTGGATTGTCTAAGTGATATATTACATTATAACGAATACCATCTATTGCGTGGTTATAGTTGTCTACATAAAGTTTAGAACCTTTGTCTGCATATATGTAATTATTTAATTCTTTTGCTATATTAGTTGATTCTGGAGTTATAATAAGTTCATAGTCCTGCATTCTAGTTATACCACTTTCAATCGTTCCTTTTTTAACTGGCTTAATGTTTACGCCCAAATGTTTTAAATCAGCAATTAAACGTGGTTCGCTGCTGTCGGCAATACAAAGTGTATCTGCTACTTTATCTAAAATGATTGCAGCTAGTTCGTGAGACTTCAATCCGTTACGATAAACTTCTTCTTTTAGATATATCTTTTTATGCTTCTTATCAATAGCAACAGAAGTTAAAGAATCAGGATCTATTGAGAAGCCAAAATCAAGCCCACAAGAAACCTGTAAGTTGTCAGGATTAAATTCTCCTATTGACCAAGACTCAAACACGACACCCTCTGCACGATCTAACCATTGTCCTAACAGTTTTTGCTTGTACTTCTTGAAGTTAGTATGCTTTATAGCTTCTACACGCTCTAGGAAGCTCTGTGAGAGGTTTTCTTTGTTGTCTAGGTATGTACTATGGATATAACATATATTGTCTTTAACGCCATTAAAACCTGCTTCAATTCCTTTGCCCTGAAAGAACCTCTCATAAATCCAATTATCTTTTGTAACAGGATTCAAAACTAGGATAATTCTATTCTGTATATTCTTTTCTCTAATACTTAGGTCTATTGTATCAAAGATATTCTCATCTACAAGCTCTTCAGCTTCATCTAAAATCCAGTTGGAAACGCCAGTAAGCGACTTAAGTGAAGCTGTCTGATTTCCTGCTGATGTCTTTATACCTCTAAATAGAATATCGGACTTGTTCTTTAGGTTTACTACTTCAGATTTCTTTACACTAAATACTTCATCATATCCTAATAGACTTATTTTTTCTAAGAACTCAGGTATTATTGAAAGACGTGCTGAGGTCATAGTGTATCTTGTAAAGAGTATTCTAATCCCTTCGCTCATAGTTAGCAAAGTTAGAAAGACTGTAACAGCAAAAGACTTCCCTGACCCTCTACCCCCTGTAATTATAAAGTACCTAGCTTCAGACTCAAAGAGTGGATTGTATTTCTTACTCAGTATCAGTTTCTATAAATGTTATAAGTGGCATATTAAGGCTTTCTTCATTTGAAGTAACATCAAGTCTTTGTTGTGGTTTGCCATAAAAGTATTCAAAGAATAACTTAACTGCCCATTGTTCTTTTTTCTCTAATCCTTTTTCTAATGACTCTAAAGCCATACTATTCATAGGTGTTAAATTCTCTATTAGCTTTTGTTCTTCTGCTTTACCTTTACGCCCTGCCCCCTGTCTTGCTCCACCGTTGTTTGTTCGTTTATCCATAATTGAAAAAGATTGATTATTCAATCCTATGTTATATAATAGAAATTAGCTGTATTCATTTGGCATCATTAATCTTATATCTAGTTCAGTTAAAGCCCATATCCTTATTTGGTCTGCATATACTTCAAAGTCTTTTGTATTCATTCTGGCTGTACTGTTTACTGTTTGAAGTCCTATCTGCTTATCGTTTATTTCTATGCTTTGCCATTCACTTGCAAACTTTACTTTTAGAGTGTCGTGCATTTCATCTGGAAAGTAACCAAGCTCTGAGCCTAATGGTTGTACTATACAAGCCCAGTAGTAATTGTTCTGCATATTGCTTCTGCTGTTTCTTTGCTTCTTTACGCTAACTATGTAGTCGCTATCAAGTTCTTTTAAGTAATTAAAAAGACTCTGTTTATCTTGACTGTTCTTTATTACAAAGTTCAAAATAACTCTGTTTGTGCTTCGTCTGTTTTCTTATCTTCTAGTGCCTGATCTATTCTTGCTTTTGCTATTTCACAATAGTCTTTGTCTAAGTCAATACCTACAAATTCAAATCCTTCTAAGGCACAAGCCTTTCCTGTTGAGCCTGAACCCATAAAACAATCTAAAACAATTCCTTGTTTTGGTGTTACAAGTCGTACCAAGTATCTCATTAAGTCAGTAGGTTTTACAGTTGGGTGATGGTTTTTTTTTAATGTTTTACCATTTGTATCATTTGGACTTACTTTCTCTTTCTTATCTCCACCACTCATAGTAAATGATTCCTTTTCCTCAAAATTTTCTAACCCTTCACTCCTGTCTTTCTTACTTGCTTTTGCACAATAGAAAAATCTACTTGCTGAACCTGAATCACCAATGTTCATAACTGCGTTGCTCCTGTCAGGGCTTCCTGTTGCTATATGACCATCTTTTTTTCTAGGAGTTCCCCCAACAATTCTTTTTCCTCCACCACTATAAGGAAATAAATCTTTTACTTCATCACTTCCATTATGTATAAAGTTAGCAGGAAATCTGCCTATTCTTGTTTCTCCTATAAAATCTAAAGATTGCGGCACGATTGGAGTATTACCATCTTGCTTCCCTTTTCCATTAGTAGTAATGCTTTCTGTCCCAACCCTACACCCATCTATATTTATTCCACCTACTCCATTCTTTAATACATTATTAGCTACTGTTCCTTTAAAGGGTTTACGAGCCATTGTAATAGGTTCAAGTGCAGGTTTTAATGCAGTACCCCACCCTTCCCATTCTGAATTGCCTTTTGTTACATAGTCAGTTTTTCCTACTGTACCACTTTCATATAAAGTATTAGTGGTGTCGCAATTTTCTCTACTATTTTCATTTCTGCCTAAATTTTCCCTTTCGTTTCCCTCCAAATTGTCTACTGCTTTTCCTATATTATGGGACTTGGGAAATCCACTACCATAAACCCAAGCAATCATATCTCTTATTTCAAAACCTGCATCCTCTATGTTTACCGCCATTCTGTGTTGTGTTCTAGTTCCCGCAAATGCTAATAGATAACCCCCTGGTTTTAAGACTCTCAAAACCTCTTGCCAGAGTTCTACACTTGGTACATCATAATCCCATTTTTTACCCATAAACGAAAGTCCATAAGGAGGATCTGTAACTACCGAATGAAAATAGTTGTCAGGAAACTTCTTTAGTTCTTCTAAGCTATTGCCGTTTATTATCATTAGTAGTCCTCATTTATTCCCCTCTCGCCTATCAGTTTTTCTTTAGCACCATCCCATAGTTTATCACGATTCTTGCTTAAAGACTCCTCAGTTCGGATTTGGCTAGGCATTCCTTTAAGTGGTTCTGAGTCCATGTACTTTCCACACTTGCAGAGGGCTTCTTTGGTTTCCCATTCTCCGTCTACATGAATTATTGTAGCTACTGATAATTCTTTAGTCTTTCCGCATTTACATTTATATTTTGTCATTTTAGGTTCGGGATAATTAATTGGTATTGGCATCTTCTATTTCTTTTAATAATTGGGTAGGCGTATAGATAGGTAGGTCATCATTGTAGTTTTTATATATACAGGTGAAGTGTTCGTTCTTGCCTTGTTTCCAAGTCCAAAGAGTTTTAGTAGCTTTTTCAATCTGTTGTTTTAAAACCCATTTGATGCTTTTGTATTTTCTTTTCTCTTTCATAGTCTCTTTTTTTTAATTTAGTTCTATTGTTTTTTATGTATGGAGTTGGTTGTGCAAATCCAAACATCATTTTAAATGTTCCCATTGTTTTAGGGCAGTATAGTTTACTCATTATATTTATTATATAATTTTTTTATTCCATCATAGCAAGTTGCCATACAAGAACCGCAATTAGTTCCTGTTCCATAGTTAGTCATGTAAATAGTATTGTACAAAGTTATCATTCGTTTTTTAGCTTGTATGTCTTTTGCTCTGCCTGTCTTTAAGTCTTTCCAAAGGTCTAGTATTTCATCTATTATTTCTTGTGGTAGGTCATCAGGGGCTTCCATTACAAGACTTTTACCCCAATACTTCTGAGGACATTCCATTGGGGCAATTCTGGCCTTGATTTTCATGAAGCACTTACAAACGGTACAATTTCCTAAAAGACTTGAATAATAAACACAACCCTTACAGATAGCCATTCTATCTTCATACACGTTATTAGGAACAAAAAACTTATTCATCTGTCAATTCTTTTTTTAGTATTGTTCTTACTTTGTCTATTGTAGTAAAAAGACTGTTGCGACTTATTCCTGTTTTCTTTGCTAAAGTATCAAGGGTATTAGACTCATAGTAATAAAGCTCAAATACCTTTCTGTCATACCAATACATCTCACCTAACGCTGCATCAATTTTATCCAGCTTTTTAAATCCTATATTTTCAACAACTTCTTCAGGTATATTATAGAGGTTTTTATTTGGAGTTACTTCACCTGTTTCAATTACATCATAAGTTGCGTTGCTTGTAAACTTATCAATGTGAGTATAGTACTTTTTGTACTTATAATAAAATGGACTTCTTACACTCGTCAAAGACCTTCTTAAAACTACTGCACCATATCTTGTAATTCCATCTAAGCCGTCTTTGTCATATATTTTCTTTAGAGTATCAGGATTCATTTGTAAAAAGTAAAGCATACACTCCTGAACTGCGTCATCTACTTGTTCCTTATCCTGAGTAAGCCCATAGCACATTGTCCTGAATTTATCACTTAGCTTTGATATTTCAAGATATATCTTATTCACTTGGTTCTTCTAAGTTATCTATTTTATCTACCACATCTCCAACCATTTCATTTAAGACTGTCTTATAAGCTCGTATTACTGCTCTGTTACTGTTAGTTTCTAATCCTGCAAAGAAGCCATTAGTAGCTACTGATAAATTGATAGGAATGATTACTAGCCAATCGTAAAAATTATTCTCGTTCCGTCCTGAGCCATAGTTGTTATGATATTCAATAATTGTTTCTACTACATCAAGATAATTATAGTATCTGCTTTTTGAACTAACATCTTTTGCAAACTCTTGACACATACGGATATAGGCTTCAATTATTGTTTTATGTTCTTCACTTGCATATATTGGCTTTGTCATTTGCCAAATTTAAGAAAACTTTTATTCTATTCCTTTATCTTTTTTTAATTTATCAACAAGGTCTTTGTAATAACTTATCTTTTCTTCATAATCTATACGGCTAACCTTCATAATAGTTCTAGCTGTAAACTCTAAATATTCAGCAGTCCCTTCTCCATACTTTGCATCTAAGTTAATGGCAAATTTATACTGCTCCCCTGCTTTGAACATATTACATCCCACGCATTGAACTTGGCAGTTAGTTTCACTCCACCTTGTTGCTAAATGTTTACGGCTTTGAAAATGACCATTCTGCATCCCTGACTTGTAATGGCTAACCTTGTTACATGTGAAACATTGCACAAGCCCTTCTTCTGACTCTCTAAGTCTTATGTAAAGACTGAAGATAGTATCTAGCTCTTTTTTTAATTTGCTAATTGTTTTCATATATTCTTAATCAAATCAGCAACTATTTTCCAATCCTCATCCGTACCATCATTATAGTTTTTATACAATACACGCAAAGAATTTAAAGCACAATCAACTTTTTGTTTCTTAGTTTTATTAGAGTTTTTAAAATCAACAGGGAGTCTATCTGTTAAGTCCCATTCAATAGATGTCCTTCCTGTGATAGTACATTTTCTATTCTGAACCTCATAAATAACTCCAAGATTTCTTAATTCAGTAAACCTTGTTGCCTCTTGTTTCAGAACATCCATAGTTTCATAGACTTCTCTAGTTGTAGAGGGTCTGCCCATTGATAGTAAAGCTGAATAAACTTCAAATCTCATTTTAGATAATGATCCATTTTTTTTAATTTCATTGTAACATTCTATTGATGTTTGTCTTGTATTCATTTCAATTCTCTTATTAGCCACATTACAAT